AGGTAGCCGTTTCCATTCTCAAACTAGAGGCTGGATTTCGTTGCTCCCGTCACCTGCATACCCACCGTGTTAATAAATTCATCATTCTATCTGGCTCTGTTGAGATTGATGAGTGGTGTAACGAAGAGGATTGTCGGAAATATCCAGATCGGCCGGCGTGGCGGCATATACTGATCCCCGGAGTATCAGAACAGATCTCAATCAGGATCAACATACCTCATATGTTTCGAGTATGGCGACCTGGCTTGATGGTCGAGATCTATACGGCGAACGGCGGACCTGTTCGGGCCGACGACATCACCCGCTTTGACGAAGGAGGCCCGTGTGTTTAGTCCCGATATGACTCTTGTTGTTGGGGCGGACGATTACCACCTTCGTCAACTATCCGTGACGTGGCCGACGTGGAAGAGGCATAAGCCTTCACTGCTGAATCATCCGATGGTGATCTTCTTCGATCACGAGCAGGTGAATGCCGGGCAGGTCTTTCAGGTAATTGATCATCCGGACCTCCTTACTGTTCCGTGGCCGCCGCCAGGAGTTCATTATCCCGCAGGGGAAGACAAGTGGTCTAACCAACAGCGGTATCGTATGTTGGCCGGTTTCGTTCATGTGCCGGCAGCCCATGTCCAGACGAAATACTGGTTGAAACTCGACACGGATACAGTGGCAACTGGTCAGAATGACTGGATCAAAGAAGAGTGGTTTGAGGACAATTCGGCTATCGTAGCCCAGGGCTGGGGTTATACAAAACCGCCAGATCAGATGATGAAGCTTGATCAGTGGGTCGAACAAAGCACGACTGGAATGACTATCCTAAAGTCCAGTCTACCACTGAATCTGATCCCAGAGCCAGGGGCTGATAAACTCCGGCACAAGCGTATTATCTCATGGTGTGGCTTCTTTAGTCGAACGCTCTCGATGGCTGCATCGAAGTATGCCACGACTACATGTGGGGTAGGACACCTCCCTGTTCCGTCGCAGGACGGATTCATGTTTTATCTGGCTACGAGATTGAAGATGCCCGTGAACCGAGTGGACATGAAGAAATGTGGGTTTGAGCATTGGGGCTGCATGTCGAATATCGAAGCCGCGGCGGAAATGGCGATGAGAAATGTTTAAGTGGTTGCGTAAAGTAGTAAAGCGGTGGCTCTCTGAGGAAGAGGAACGCGTCACATCCCTCGAATGCTTCATCGAAGGGAAGATCCAGCGAATGGCCGTTGGCCTAGTCCACGGGATGAAACTCGAAGTCTGGGACCCGCACGGTGCCTACCTAGTTGGACCGGAGAAGGCACTTAACCCACACGAGTTTTGGAAAGCGTGGTCTCAACGAACGGACAAGAAGCCGGTTTGGGAAGATGGCTCAGAATTCAAACCAGAAGGATGATTTCAATGACTAGACGCGTTGTGTACCTCATGTCTGGTGCTGCTCATCTCCCATATCTTGCTACCAGTATCTATTCGCTGCGTAAGCATTGGAGTGGAGCTGTGGTCATCTATGCATGGCCAGAGTCGATCGAAATCGCTCGTCAGATTGCCAATGATCCACTTATCCACGCGATGGCGATCGAGATCCTCCCTGCGTACCGTGGCAAGAATGATCAATTCTTGAATAAGATTCTGCTGATGCAGTCACTCGGTGACGGGCAGAATCTCTACCTCGACGCGGACACGTTGGTGCTCGGTTCACTAGATGAGATGTTTACCGCAGCAGCATCCTATGGTTTCGCTTCCACACAATTCAACAACTGGATGACTGGAGGACCACTTATCCGAAACCGCCTCGCCCGGCTTCGAGAATTTCCAGCTATCATTCAGAGCGTAGTTGAGCACGTCCTGATCTCGACATACCCGTCAGTCAACGGTGGGGTGTTCGCTAGCGAACCCGACAGCCCGGTGCTGCCTCTCTGGTACAGATGGTCATGGGAGGCGAGATCGATTTTCATCGCAGACGAATGCGTACTTCATCTGATGACTCCTCTGTTCCAGCCGGAGGGGAAGTTGATCGTGGCCCCTGGCTATTTCAATTCCTCACCGAAGTACACCAATCTCGAAAATGTGAGGATCTGCCACGGTCACGGGGATTGCTTCACTCGACCAGATAAATGTGCTCGCGGACATGATATATGGTGGGCGGCTCTAGAAAAGGTCCGACATCTGAACCTTGGCGGGATCAATCAGTGGATCAATTCTGTCGGGAACAAGTATCTTGACATCCTCCTTTCTAGAGAGCAAAAGCATGAAACTGCTGTCATTCAGTAGCTATGAAGAATACATAAAGCAACAACGGCGGACTGATAGGCGCAAGCGGCTCCGCCCCTGCCTGTCTAGAGTGGAAGTGTCTGATGTTGCCCATTGGCTCCGACATCATAATGCCATCGTTTCAACTGGGATGTGTCATGGTGCTCGGCAGGGGCAGGAAGTCGATTGGTATCAGGACGAATTCCCTCGTGCTAAGGTTTGGGGTACTGACCTGTTCCCTAAGGGGCATGATAAGGTAGTTCAGCATGACTTCCACGAGGAGAACCCTAAGTGGGTTGGAGCGTTTGATTTCGTCTACTCAAACGCTCTCGACCATTCCTACGATCCAGTAAAGGCACTGACCTGCTGGTTTGGGCAGCTAAAGGAAAACGGCTACCTCCTCACCCAATGGAGTAGGTGGCATGTCACAACCAGGGGTGGTGACTGCTTCGGGGCCGAATTCCATGAGTATATCAGTATGATAGGGAAAATAGGACAAGTGATGGATGTCATCTATCATGGCAACACAATCTTGACAATCGTGGCGAGGAAGAGACATGCATAAGCACGCAAAATCTCTTGTCGATTTATTCACACATCATTTTGGTCTCTTCCGCTATATTCACGGGGTAGAGGTTGGGGTGTGGCGGGGGGATTTGTCTCGCACACTGTTGATGAGTTTCCCGCGGCTGACGCTGGCTATGGTCGATCCGTGGGAGGAACTCGATGCGATCACTCCCACGATGCGGAAGGAACGGGATGAGGTGATTCGTGCCAGGGAGGCAGCAGAAGCAAACGTGCACACATTCAGTCGCCATGCGATCTATCAGATGACGAGCAAGGTCGCTGCGACCGACAGCACCTTGACGAAGTTCAAGCTCAACTTCGTTTTCATCGATGCGAACCATCTCTATGAATCTGTCAAGGAAGATATTGAGCTTTGGCTTCCGCTGATCGTTCCGAATGGAATCGTCTGTGGGCACGACTATAATGGTGTCGGGGACAGGCGGAAGGGGTGGGGAGTGAAAAGGGCCGTCGATGAGAAATTCGGAAAGGGTGTCAACGTATTGCCCGGTCTGGTGTGGTGGGTACAGACGAAAGCATGATGTCAAATGGTAATAACCGACCGTGACGTCAACATTCTCGTACTCGCCAAGGGGAAAGAGCGGTATGTTTTTGTCTTCAGTGACGATAATATTCGAGAAGTTCTTGGGCAGTTCGGTCGGTTCGCTTCCAGCCAAGATCTGAGCTTTAGTTGGTACGATGCCGCTGTTCTAGCAGATAAAATCCGACAAACGCAACAGAGTAAGAGAATCTGAGATGGCGATGGACTTCGGGTTGTTTCGGTTCGCTTCTCCTCCGAGGACAGCAACGTCTTGGATCAAGCAGGCAGCCGTGATGTGTGGGCTGACGGAGCTTGAACCGAATAAGGTCCACGTCCCCCATGATCTGGCTGAGAAGAATACCATCAAGCTGTCCACAGTGCGTCACCCGTGTTCGTGGCTTGCCAGTTACTATGTGGAGATCTATCCAGGTGTAGTTGGCATTCCAGAGGTCGACTGTTTTCGACCTTCCCTTTGCATCCCTACCTTCGATGCTTTTGTCCGTAGCTATCTGATGGATCTGTGCTCCGTTGGATTGATGTTCAAGGCGTACAATGCCGACGTTTGCCTGCGTGTCGAAGATCTGCCGTGGGCATTTATCGAGTTCCTGGAGTCCCTCGGTGTCCCGAAGAAAATGCGCGAGAGGTGCCTGGCCCTCACCCCACAGAACTCATCGAAGCGTGAAAGGCACCCCACATGGTCGCCTTCGCTGCGTGCTAGGGTTTTGGAAGCTGAGCGGGCCTTCTTACAGGAGTACCACTACTGATGTCCGTACACATCGTCGTCCATTGTTATGCCGTAGAGTTACCTGCTTATTCACGGATGCTGCAGTTCCAACTCTCGTCTTTGGCACTTCATCCACCGAAAGTTCCCGTAACCATTGAGGTATGCTATACTGACATGGACAGAAGGACGACGGATGTCCTCGAATGGTTCATCCGCTATACCAGTGTGCGAGTCGAGATAACACCCCCCTTGCCTGCTGATCGGCTGTTTCGTCGGGCTATTGGTCGGAATGCCGCCGCCCTCCGAAGTCATTCCGACTTGGTATGGTTCACTGATGTTGATCATTGCTTTGGGGAGGGATGCCTTGACGGGCTATGGGCAGCATGGCAAGCCCAGACTGAATTCTCCTCAATGTACTTCCCGCAACAGGTCATGGTCCATTCTACGCATAAAATGGGCGATGACTGTGTTGCCATCTCTGATATGGTCGGTTTGGTAAATATCGCTGGGGAGTTCCGCCCAATGCGGTATCGAAAGGCCATCGGTGGTGTACAGATAGTTTCCGGATCATTTGCCAGGAAGTATGGATACTTGGATCACCATCGTCGGTATCAGCAACCACTCGGCCGGCCTTTCGCCAACTTCCACGACGATGTGGCATATCGTAAGTTCTGCCTTCAGCACGGGCCGATCACGCCAATCGACATTCCGAACTTGTATAGAATCAGACATTCTTGTCTGACATACAAGAATCAGCCGCAGAAGATTTCTTGAATAATCTTCCTTTCCTTCTAATAATGAACGCTGCTGGACGAATAACTAGCAGACGATTCAATTACACGAAGGAGATGCACAGATGTTCCAGATTTATACCGAGAAGCGCAAACGAAATCGCGGCGGAAAGCCACGTACATTCCTGGTGGAATTCCGAAGCGGACGGATTGATCGTCAGTGCCATGCGGTAGGCATGACGGCTGAGCAGGTAGTCGTATTCGTCAACTCTTCCGGGCTTGCCAGATCGAGGGTAGAAACGGTGCCGGTCGAGTTACTGTAGACCCGACCGCCCCGAAATCATCCAATTCTAGGCCCCTAGCTCACGCCCTACGGCGTTCCGGGGCCGGGATCGTATATTTACCCATTCTGCCGGCTAATCGGGCTTTGGAGCCTGTTTCTATAGCCGAAAACTTCTTGTAATCACGAAAAGTTTCTGCTGTGAGATACGAATACTGGTCGTAAGCATCAAATCCACCAACACAAAGGAATCGAACGATGGCCCACGAAATCCTGGAACACGATCAAGTTCTCCTCCACGCAGCCCCGGCTTGGCATGGCTTCGGGCAGGTAGTTCCCGACGCACCGACTGCGGTCGCTGCCCAAAAGCGGGTGCTGGACTGGGAGGTTCTTCAGGCGCCTCTGCTCGCGATGTGCGATGATGGCGAAGACCTCGCGGTCCACGATTACCAGTTGAACTATCGGTCAGACACACACGACCAGCTGGGGATCGTCGGGACGGGTTACTGCCCGATCCAGAACTCGGAACTAGCCGCGTTTTGCGACGCTCTCGCCGAACAAGGGGACACGATTAAGGTCGAGAGCTGCGGGTCGATTCGGAACGGAAAGAAGGTCTGGTTCCTGCTGAAGGGCGAATCATTCAGCGTCCGCGACAAGGACGAGGTCAAACCATATATTCTGGTCAGCAACGGCCACGATGGTTGGACCGCCCTGCGGTGCACACCGACCACGATTCGGGTGGTTTGCTCAAATACGCTCCACATGGTGATCCCGCAGCGGGAAGCCGAGGGGCGCATCCAGAAGGCGATGCCGGCCAGCTTCGTCGCTCACCACACCTCGACGATCCTCGGGCGGGTTCACGAAGCCCAAGCAGCCCTGAAGCTGTACGGGAAGTCGCTGGACGCCACCCGGCAGGTGATCGACCAACTCGCCGCAAAGGACGTCAGCCGGGAAGATGTCCAGAAGTTCTTCCTTGAGTGTTACACCCGCGACTTCGCCGTGATCCCGACCGAGCCGAAGAAAAAGACTGAACAGAACGCGCGGGACAAGGCGATGGATGCCTGCGCGAAGATGTTCAACCGCTTCGACCAGGAGCGAGATCTCTGCGGGGCGACGGCATGGAACATGCTCAACGCCTACACCTGGATGACGCAACATGACCTCGGTCGGTTGAAGGATCAGGAGAAGGCGGCCGAACGGAAGGTTGAAAGCAAGCTGTTCGGCAAGGACTCTGTGCGAGCGTACAACGCACTGACCGCTGCGATGGCTCTGTAGGCTAAGTTGGTATGGTGAATCCCGGCCAATATGGCCGGGATTCTTGCTGGGCACTACAAAGGAGACTAGGCATGACAGCCCGCGATCTGCAACTGCGGAGTTTCGATCTCGCTCTGTTCACCTATCACAAGGAGACCAAGTGCTTAGTCGCTGAGGTGAGCGGTCTGGCAGCGCGGGGCATGTGGCTCCAGCGACTGTACAACGATGCGTGTGATTTGGGGATCGCTATCCATAGCCCAACAACTGGGAGAACGGTTCGGTTCTATCTCGAGCGGACCGAGGAGAAGGACGGCGATCTGCTGTCACGGCGTTTCAAGCCGCTCGACAATGCCGGCCCGGTGACATCGGTGGTTGTTTTCAACGACTAGGAGAATAGGGATGCACAACGAAGCAGAAATCAAAGAACGAATTCGTAAACTGCTGGCGGTTGTCGGCAACTCGGCGGCGACGGAGGGTGAAGTGGACAACGCACTTCGATTTGCCACGAGCATGATGGATAAGTACCACCTGGAGGAAGAAGATCTGGTCGAGGAGCCGGTTGACCAGTGGAAGAGGGTCGAGGCTGCAACACGGGATCGGGTATTCGTTTCCGTTGGCGGGAAGACCTACAGGTGGGAGGGTCACCTCGCGATGTTCTGCGCTCAATTCGTTGGCGGTGTCGGGACGTATCGTGATCCTAGCAAGGACAAAGTCGCTCGCGACCATCGGAACATCGTGATCCTCAATGAGCAGGATGAACCGTACAAAGGGAAGCGGTTCTGCTTTTACGGGATTGCTGAAGATGCGATGATGGCTGCCGAATTGTTTCACGAACTACGCATGACTATCCGGGCGATGTCCCGTCTGCGTTGGGGTGGGTGCTATAAGAAGGATGGTGGAGCGTATGCAGAGGGATTCGTCAACGGTCTGTATACCAAGATCGTGCAGCAGACCAAAGAGGAGAAGTTGCTGGCCCACGAAAGTGGGTCAAGGGCGTTGATCTTGATTGAGAGGCGGAATGATCTGATCCGCCGCAAAGAGGAGACCGCCAAGCAGTGGCTGCGGAAGGCTACGGGGATAAAGCTGCAAAGGGGATATGGCTCTCCTGGGGCCTCGGGATCATACGAAGCGTTCCGTGAGGGAGTCACCGATGGGAAACGGTCGGACGTTAGCGCGCTTCGCATGGCGAAGATCGGAGGTTAGAGTGTCCGTGTTGTATGTTGAGCTGCCGGATCCCGTGAAACGGGATGATGGACAGTGGTGGATCCCAAGATTTCCACCACATTACTTCGTTGCGATGGGACCATACGCTAGCCTGCTCGAGGCTGAGGCGGACCGTTGCGGGGTTGAGAATACGATCAACTCCCCAGATTGGCGGAGCGTGATTCAAGACCTTCAAGAGGAAGGGGTGCTGTGATGGAATACGAAATCGCCGAGGAGTTGTTACGGAAGATTGAGGCAGCTCTGCCAGAACTCAAGCGACTGGCCCAAGATGGGAGGCTGGATGGTGATTTCTGGCCGGATGTTGCGGAGGCGGCCGACCTGCTGGTCGCTCTCGTGGAGGCGCATGAGCAGTGAAGACTCAATACGCAATTAGACTGGGACCACACCGAGCGGCGGTCGCCGACGTCCATCCGCTCGGTCGCTGCCATTGGATAACGAGGATCAACGTGCCGCGGGAGTACCGTGGCAGGGGCTATGGCACCGCACTGCTAGAGCAGGTCTTGGAAGACGCCGACCGCGAGGGCGTCACGCTTCGGTTGGAGATCAATCCGTACGGCGATTTCGGAATCCCTACGTTGTGGTGAAGATGGATCTCGATGGGCGAGAGATCAAAGTCCAGGCCCACCAAGTGCGGGAAATGCAGTAGACACCCCGCTTGTTTCAGACTAGGGAATCATGTAGAATAGTGGGACAGAAACCACCCTATTCATCATAAGGAGACAGCGATGGGATTCGCCACAGCACATCTGATGAAGCGTACGGAACGATGGGATGAACGTCGGAAGGCGACCGCAGAAGAGACCTACGTCGAGGTCAAGGATTTGATCTATCACACGGTCTGGAGGATCGTCAAGAAGTATGGCGGCCACTTCGACGACATGGTCTCTGAGGCGAATGTCGCTTTCATCGAGGCTTATGATACGTTCGATGGTCGAATCCCGTTCTCGGCCTGGGTTCGGCAGCTGGTGACATATGAGCTAGTCGATAACGTACGGGCTCGGTGTGTTGAGCACGCTCGCTACGAGTCGGTTGAGGATTGCGATATCGCCCGACCGTCTCACAACTGGAAAGTTGAGGATGTGCTCGAGGGACTCTCCGAAGATGCCACGACCGTCATCAAGCTGGTCGTGGATACGCCCCAAGAACTGGCAGAAATCGTGGCAGGAAAGGGCGGTCAGCCACGAAATTTTCGTAGTACAGTACGATCCTACCTAGACGGGATCGGCTGGACTGCGAAGCGAGTCGCCGAGACGTTCTTTGAAATTCAACGAGTTCTTGCTGACTAACATCTACCAAGAAAGGAAGCAGACCATGAAGCACCTAAAGCAGCATGCTCGAGTTTGCCGCTATATGACCGCGATGTGATCGACGACGTCGGCCCCGGTGGATTTTGACTGATAGGCAGATTGGTTTGACGGGATGGGAACGCCAAATACTTTAATGCGAAAGAGTCATGCCCGACATAGCGGGTAGAAGCAATGATTCATCAGTCAACGTCCATGAGCCTCGGCATTGGTGCTATCGACAAGACAACACCTGCGGCTTGGCATCCGCTAGCGACGAGTAGGCACCGCATCCTATAGGTAGTTGTCTTCACGGAATGTAGGATAGCCTGGTAATCCGCCTGCTTTGGGAGCAGGAGACCGCTGGTTCGAATCCAGCCATTCCGACTAACTGGGCGTGGTGTAGGTAGCTAGGACGCTAGCAAGCCAATGCATAGGTTCTGGCGGACAAAGCGCTATCCGGTTTACGGAACCAGGATGCAGGTGAAAATCCTGCCGCCCAGACCATATTTTGAAATAGGCCGCTCCGTGTTAGCGGAGGGACTAGACCCTTGCTCTAACAGGCAGAATGCACGCCGAGCTCATACCCCGGAAGTCCAGAGTGGGTTGGTTGGCGGCGGTTGACACCGCTGTGGTGTAAGGTCCGGGCCTTTTGTATTCCCGAGGGATAGGGGCTGGCGGTCCATCAAACGGTGTACGTGAGCTGCTCGCAAGGCAGTAGCAAAAAGCCTACCGCTGATCGCATCCAACGCATCAGGGCTAAAGGCCCTCAGCCCCGCGCGTATTCGACCGCTTGCCAGAGTGTCTATCGATTTTAACCTGCTAACTCGTTCCAACGAGCGAGGAAAAATAGGAGGATCATAGAAACTCTGATCTGGGACAGACAGTCAGAGAACCGCCCACGTAGGGCAACTGGCAGGCGGTCGTTTTATTCTAGCGGATCACCCATGACCACCACTGAGAGACCAATCGCCTTTGAGTACCAAAAGGACGTCGTGTACGACGTAGAAGATTTTGATGGGCGAGCTCTCTGCGCTCTGGATATGGGCCTTGGCAAGACTCTCGTCGCTCTCTGGCTGCTGAAGCGGGGGAGGATTCAATCGTTCCCGGCCGTGGTCGTCTGCCCCGCCTCCGTCAAGTATCAGTGGGAGCATGAGGCGCTCCGTCTGGGGATTCGCCCCACCATTCTCGAGGGCCAGCGGGTCCCATCATCCAAGGGACGGAAATCAGAGCCGCCGCGGATGACCATCGTCAACTATGACATTCTGAAATTCTGGCTGCCGGCCCTGCTGAAGCGGGGAGTTGGTACTGTGATCTTCGACGAGTCCCAGTATCTGCTCAGCCGAACGTCGCAGCGTACCAAGGCGAGCGTTAAACTTGGCCGAGCTGCACAGCACGTGATCGCCCTATCTGGCACGCCATTGGTCAATCGGCCGGCAGAACTCTGGCCAATACTCCACATCCTCCGTCCCGATCTCTATCCCTCATTCTGGGCGTTCGCCCAACGCTTCTGCAAACCAAGACGAACTCCGTGGGGCTGGAATTTCTCCGGGGCATCCAACTTGGACATCCTACACTCTACGCTGACCAGAACATGCATGGTGCGGAGGTTGAAGAAGGACGTTCTCAAAGACCTACCCGAGAAGATCCGCTGTGTGGTTCCTGTCGAGCTGTCCGATCCAAAAGAGTATGAACTCGCGAAGGACGATTTCATCGGATGGTTGAAGCAGCGGCAGGGAGACAGGGTAGCATCCGCGATGAAGGCCCAGCAGGTCACTCAGCTCGGCTATCTTCTCCGCCTATGCGCCAAGCTGAAGCTGAGGTCGGTGGTTGACTGGTGTAACAAGTTCCTCACCGAGACCGATGAGAAGCTGGTCGTATTCGCAATCCATATCAAGATGGTCGAGGCACTAAACCGCAGGCTGCTCGGCAAGCACGTTGTGGTAGACGGATCAGTGACTGGCCGAATGCGGAAGGCGGCTGTCGACCAATTTCAGCGAGATCCAAAGACGCGGGTGTTCATCGGCAACATCCAGGCGGCCGGTCAAGGCGTCGATGGCCTTCAACGCGTCTGTTCGACTAGCGTGATCGCCGAGCTGCCTTGGCGGCCGGCCGACCTCACCCAGCTGGAAGACCGGACCCACCGGATCGGCCAGGACGCCACTGCATGGTACTATTATCTAGTCGCCAACGGGACTATCGAAGAGAAGCTCTGCCGCGTTCTGCAAGAGAAACAACAGACGGTCCGAACCGTTCTGGACGGTGGACCTATAGGTGATGATCTCAATATCCTGGACCAGCTACTCGATGAGCTGAGGCAGCCCGGCCTTCTCCAGACGGCTAGATAATCTAGCCGTCTTCTTGCTTATTCAGCCGGCCTTCTCCCAGCACCTAGATATCCTATCTTTCTGGTGCAGTTACCTAGAAAACTTTCTTTGGTATTTTGTTTTTCGTTTCCAATAATGAGGTCCGGCTGACGAATAACTAGCAGACAACTCAACCGCACTGGAGACGAAAGATGAACGCGACAGAACTGACCTTCGGAATCGAAATCGAAACCACAGTCGACGTCCAAACCGCAGCCGCCAACCTACTGCAGGTTGGTTCTTACTACAGCGGCATCCAGGTGCCCTACCTGCCGGCCGGCTGGGAAGCGAAAAGCGATGGCAGCATCCAAAGCCCAAACGGCCACATGGGCTGCGAAATCGTCAGCCCGATCTTGAGGGGGGCTGAGGGGCTAGCCCAGGCGGTCGAAGTAGTCAAGATCCTAGAAGCTAAGGGCCACAAGGTCAACGCCAGCTGTGGCGTACACGTTCATATTGGTTGGAATCGGTGCTGGCCGTCCCAAAGCCTAGCCCGTCTGATCACGTATGTGGCCTGCGTCGAGAAAGGCCTATACGCGATCACCGGGACCAAGAACCGCGAGCGCGGTCACTTCTGTGGTGGCGTGCGGAAGTACGGGAACGCCACCGAAGCCAAGAAGAACATGGACTACAGCCGATACCATGCACTGAATGTGGCCAATCTGGCCAACGGCCGGAAATCCACAGTTGAGTTCCGCGTGTTCTCCGGCAGCTTGAACCCCGTCAAGATCGCCGGATGGATTCAAGTTTGCCTCGGGCTGGTCGAGAAGGCCCTCAACGGGAAGAAGAACGCCCCGTGGAACCCCAAACGGAAGCCGACCGCTGCCAATAAGATTGGCCAGCTCGAGACTTTCCGCCTCTCGATCTTCCTGGGCTGGGTCGAAAACGAGAAGCATCACTACGGGTGGATGAGCGAAACCATCTCTCGCCGAGATGTGTTAAACGCTTTCAACCGCCTCGCCAAGAAGTATGACGAAATGGTCTAAATTCTGAGAATTTCCTCCGGACCGGCCAATAACGAGCCGGCCCGGACGAATAACTAGTAGGGAACAAGACTGCGAACTGGATCAAGGAGACTTGTGATGTGTGGCATCTTCGGATTCTTCGGTGACAACGGGGCGGTTCCCGACATGAAGCTGCTCCGCAAGCTGGCGATCATTACCGAGCAACGCGGAGACCATGCGTTCGGCCTCGCCTGGGCGGACGGTGACCAGATCCAGACCTTCAAGAAACCCGGCCCGATCACTGACAGTTTGGGCGACCTGCGGATGGTCCGCGAGTCCAGCATGATGATCGGCCACTGCCGCTGGGCGACTCATGGCAGCCCGGACAACAACACCAACAACCATCCGCATCCTGCGGGTCGTGGGTGGTTGGTCCACAACGGGGTGGTGCGGAACTACCGCGAGCTGGTCGACCGCTTCGACCTCACCATGCAGACCGAGTGCGATAGTGAAGTGCTCGGCTTGCTGATGGCCAACGGCTCTGGCAACTTGGTTAGCCGCGCCGCCCGCATCAAAGAGATGGTCGAAGGTCCGATGGCCGTGCTCGGGATCTGGACAAAGCCCAACCGAATGCTGGTGATTCGCAGCGGCAATCCGCTCCACTTCTGCTCTCTTGGCGATGGCCTTTACTTCGCCAGCCTGCCGAACGGCATGCCAGGCAAGCGCTGGTCCTTGCCGGACGATTACGTCAGAATCTTGAAGAATTGAGGGATCGTCTCCAATAATGAGGTCCGGCGGACGAATAACTATCAG